CTGCTAGATCAAGTTTGGCTGACTTGGCGATCTGTTCATGGTTCAGTCCTGCTGTTTTGCAGGCGTCCACGAATCGCTTGATGTTATCCATTGACACCAATGGATCGCTTGGCTTTGCTGGTTCGACCTTCGCTACTGGTGCAGGCTTGGCGACAAGGGTTGATGGGGTGTGCGACACATCTTCCCATTCCTGTTTAGTCCACAACGCGAGACATACACCGAAGCGCATAGCAGCGTTACGAATGAAGTCTGATGCAAGTTCCTTCAGTAAATCAGGCTTTGATGCCTGAACTGAACCAATACCAAGACGGCGTACACCGTGAACGGTAAGCCATCCTGCCATGTGTGCCATGCCATTCTCGACACGGTAAGCCGGTAGTCCGTCATTGTCAAATGCAACTGGTTCCCACGTCCAAGTTGAGTCAATCTCAATCAACATCTTTGTGACATCTGCGTGACCAACAAAATCCAGTGAAGTTCCACCGCGAGGTAGTTTTCCAACGATCTTTGGATCAGGCACACCGTATTGGGTAAGTACCTCACGAAGATAAACCTGTTGGCTTGGATATTGTGCGGCTAGTTCTTTCATTTCTTCTAGTTTCATTACTTCGCCTCCTTAGCGATGATCCGCATAGTGCGGAAGGTTGTTGTTTTCTTAAACTTTTCTGCCAACGCAGGATGTTCAGCCTCAAACTTCTTGGTATCAAACGATGTGCGTTTGCTGTTCTTCCACGATACGACCTGTGTCCCGTCAATCGCACCATACTCAGCGTCCTGCAACAGCATCGCCAGTTCACCCTTAATCAGTTCCTCAACAGCTTCAGCCTGCTTCTTCTGCTCACGCGCCTGCGCTAAACGCTCTAAACTCGCATACACCTCATGGCCCAATACGACTGTGTTTCCGTAACCTTCGGGATAGAGAGAAGCGGCGTTGTCATAGGTGGGATCAGCCACGTCAGGCATCATGCCCATATCGATGAAGCCCAAGAATTTGCGGGCTGCTTCTATGTGAACCTGTTTTTCGTCGCTAGTTACGGTTTGTGTATGGAACTGGAGTTGGAGGTCGCTATCAAAAATGATCCAGTTGATCTCGTTACTACCTGTACATATCGCTTGTTGAACTCCTTGCCAGTACCAGGTGCGGGAAAGTTGTCCCGTCCAGCGCTTGTTATATGTTTTGAGTTCGTAAAACTTTCCAGTGATGGTTGATCGTCCGTCCATTGTGGACATGAGGCGCACACCGTTTTCTTCGTAGCAGTACAGTTCTGCCGGTTCCACAATTGAGTCACCGAGGATTTCTCCTGCCCAACCCATGAGTGGGCCTTCAAGGATTGTGCCTCGACGCATCGCATCGTTTTGTTCTTTTGGCACAGGGGGTGTTGCTGCCAATAGTTCTACCGCAAGGTCAGCTGGTGTGGTGTATTTGTGTTCACCATGAATTGCTGCGGCTACTGATGCGGTGATTCGTTTCTCACCTTTTTCGTTTGCCCAACGCAGGTTCAGCCAGTCTTGGCTGCCATGTGTTGGCTTAGGGATGGTATATAGGTTCTGCATTTTTCCTCCTATGGTTTGTGCAGGTATTTTTAATCTAGGGGTGTGACAAAGTAATTGTCAAGTCAATAGCTTTCATGTCGCGCACCATCGCTACAGGGATATGTATAGCGTGGATGCCTTCTTCTTTGCAAATGGTTTGCCATACGGTCACATGATGTTCTTTAGACCCAGGCTCACCAATAGGGATCAGAAACCCTACGGTGTCTACGAGACATTCACCATCATCTTCATAGGACTGCATATCTAGCCAGCCACCTTCGGACAAATGGGTGTCAGCCCATTGGATATAGACGACGGTTCTATTCTTCAAAGTCATCGGGTTTTTCTCCGCAGTCAGGGTTGCGTGGGATCACCCCACGATAGACGCAAAGGCAAAGTCGAGCGTCACTCATGGCGTTTCCAGTCTGCTTCGTGCATATCATTAAACTTGTTTATCAGTTTCCTGTTAAAGATGAACGACCATAAGTTACGCATTGTTCTGTTACGCATTTCGTAGGCAAGTTCTTTCCATTCCCGTAACTGTTCAATCTCATCAGCGGCTTCTGCACAGATAGGAAGTTGCCCTTGATACTTTGTTCGTAGTCGGGTCACAATGTCATCATTCATTTGGTTTCTCACAAATCGCTACAGCCCAACCAGTCGTATATTCCAACCCATCTGAATGATGGAACTCAGTTCGTAACACGGTCAAACCTTCCGCTTCTGCATCAGCCCTGACGATCACTTTCATGGATTCTTGTGCGTGGTCGTTCCATCTATAACCAAGTTCTCCGAGGAAACCTTTTACATATTCCTTCATTTTCTACCAGCCCTCTTTCTTCCGATCCATACAAAACACGGGTGCTTGGATAGTCATATTCCGATCAGGTGTAACGATGGCTAGAGCTTGCTGTGGTTGCTCATGACCAAAGCCCATCAGCAGAGCGTATTCGTCAAAGCCTTTCATGCTGCCATTCACCACCATTGATGGGGTGGAAATGTATTGATGCCAGTGACCTAACCATAATGTTTGGAATGATTTGTTGGTGGCCATGTAGCGGGCGTGTTTCTTTGCTCGCATCCGCATGATCGGTGGATAGATACCGCCGATACCACCACCACCTGAAACCTGGTCGCCGTGAGTAAGCAAATGTCCGTGACCATAAATCTGTATCAGACAGTCAGCTGACTCAGGGATAGTGAACGTGACACGCTTATCTTTTTCAAAGTGTCGCTCGACCATCTTGGCAAGCAACCAGTCAAAGTTTGTTTTGACACGCTGTTTCATTCGTGGCTTACGAGTCATACGACCGTGATTACCAACGACTGAAGCAACATGGATTTTGCCGAACTCTGTAGCGAGAAGGTCAACTGCTGCTGATACTTGTTCAGCCCAAAACAGGAGTGATCCGAGCATGGTGTCAGCGTTGGTGTCATGCAGTTCTTCGTGGATGTCACCACTGAAGATGTCACCACCCAAGATCAGTACTACACCGTCATAGTCCACGCCTGCGAGATAATGTCGCGCAAGTTTGATTACGTTCTGTGACCATTTCTCCAAGCGCATCACAGCAATCTGACGGTTGTATGCGTTCAACCCTTCCATTTCTTCAGGGTTCACCACCTCATCAAAGTGGGTGTCACTCAACATGACGACAAGGGTTGCTGCGGATCGTTTCGGTTTAGCCGGAGCCAACCATGTTGGGGGCTGGACACTTAGCCCGTCAACCTCATCAACAACAGATAGCACTCGTTCCAGTTCATCTATCTTTGTTTGTAGTCGAGCGTTCTGATTAGCGAACGAATCACGTTGCTTTCGAATACGCACAATGTCCGTGTCTACTTCGGATTGTTTTCCGAGTTCATCCTTTAATGACATGAGCGAATTCCCCTCGACGATACTTGTTGATTGAAGATGAATCTAAGTCTATTCCCCGTCGCTCCAATACCCTGCTGATTGTCGGCGCAGGGATCGTATAATCCTCTAACGCTTCAACAAGTTCTTTGCGATCTGTGTCATCCATTCCTTCAAGTACACGGATGATTCTTGGGACGCGACCTGAATGAATTGTTTTCTCGGTTCGTATTTCACTTAGCAGACTTTGCTTTACGGGCTTGCTCAATTCTTGCTCCCTCTATGAGTTTGTTTATCTTCTCGATAACTTCCCATAGTGCGTCAGCTTGATCCCTCCCAGGATTAGATTTCAGGAGACAGTCACGCACCAAAGTTAACTCAACGGTAGTTAATCCTTTTGCCATTTGCAAGCACCTTTCTTCGGGTGCTTTACCCTAGTGCTTGGTGATGTGATCCGTCAAACGCTCAGAAACCTTGTCCACTTTGTCCTCTGTGCGGTCTTGCGCTCTGCGCATTAAACGCAACATAGCCATAACAGTGTCATGGTCTTTCTTATTTTCTGAACGAAAACGCTGTAGCACTATGGCTAAAAGAGAAAAACTACCGCCAATACAAGCAACCCAAATAGAGGCAATACCAGCATCCACATCAAGCAGGCTTTCCCACGAACCTCAGATGCCACGGCTCAGCCCCTTTACCGTTAGCGTCACCAAGAACTTCATGCGAGAAACCAAACTTCACTTCGTTAGCAACAAGCCAATCAAGAACTTTCCCT